ACCAGCAGCTCGGATCACTCTGTCTTGCTGATAGAACGGCTGGAAGCGTGGATCGTTCGCTATAAGTTGATCAGCAGCAGGCAATGCACCGGATGGTAGCTTGCTGAATTCGTGCGGCTCGGTTGATATCAAGACACGCCCACCGAACATAGGCAGCAGCGCCTTGCCCGGCTTGAGGAAAACCAGCCCTAACTCGGGCTGGATGATTGGTTTCAGGAGTGCTCTCACGCGGTCACCTCTGCCTTACCGGGGATCATAATCACCGACTGATCACACTGATTGCCCCAGGTATGCCAGCCAGCTGCCTGCTGACGAGCGAACAGCTCAATACGTGGAACATCTCCCAGCAACTGCACCAACTTCTCGCGGAATACCTCAGGCTTTGCGCTGTGATCCATTCGTGGTGACGTTATATGCTGGCAAATTGAGGCATCCAGGCGCGGCGGCAGCTTACCCTTGACGGCAAACAGACAATCTTCGCTATTAGCGCGGGTCATATGGCCCATGCCGATCGCGCTGTTGCCCTTGTTGCGGTTTGTCTTGTGCCAGGTGAAGCCCTTCATGGTCATTAATCGAAAGCCCCAAGCCTCTACAACCTTCAATGCTTCGACCGGTTGAGTCGGTACCCACCACATGGCCAACAAACAAGAATCAGCGGCCAAATCCCAAACAGGTAAGCGGCAAATATCCGCAACCTTCATCGTTGAGTATTTGAATTCTGCCCCCCGTTTGCCATCGGCGCACTTGTCGTTATAGGTCCACGGTGGATCCGCATAAATCAGACTGTATTCCACTTGGCCCCCTTCATTGCCCGACGCGCCAGGCTCTTAACGCCGTAGTAATCCTGTCCAAAGTTCTGGCGCTGCCATGCGGTCAGCCAGCCGCGCTTTATTGCATAGGCCCGAAACTCTCCGCGATCCTGCCAAGTGCGAGCGGCTTCACGCAGTAGGTACCAGCGGCGGAGGTGATACAGAATCCCTCCCGTTACTGTGATAAACGTCATGCGGCCTCCTGCTCTACGGCTACCAGGCGGTAGAAATAAACCATCTTCCCGGACTCGGCTCTTACCATCTGGCGCTCTTTGATCAGGCCATTACGAGGCTTGCTGAATTCGCGCAACCGGGCGCTGATCGCTGACTGGGTGTCTGCCACGCCGTACATCTGCAAAACCAGCAACTCCAAATCACGTAGAGTGCGCCACGTTGCGCCAGCGGCGGCAAGCATAACCCTGGCCTGTTGGCTGTCTGGGTTGTCTTTGAGCATGCCAGCGCGAACCAAGCCACGAATGCCGGTGTTGATGCGGTCGCTCTCGAATACGGCCACAGGGATCGTTAATTTTTTCATGATGATGTCCTCCCGGTTTTCGCCCGGATACGTGCCAACATTTCTGAGCCAATGCGCTGATAGTTGCCGTTGGTGTCCAGTAACTGTGCTGGAGCTGGCGGGCGCTGTTTATTGGCGATCTGGATAACAGGCGTGGGAATGGGTTCACCTGCTGCCAGTTTCTTAGCCCACAGATTGAGTTGGGTTTGTGCCGCTTTACGGGTTTCGGCCTCGGTGTGGTTGTAGCGGTGCATGGCTTTGCGTACATCAAGCACGATCCAGTACATGACAGCATGCGACCAGGGGAAAGCCTCGGCTGACTCATGGAGATCATGCTGGGCGCTGTATCGGTCAAACTCTGCTATCACATCGTCAATCGACGGCAACCCGGCAACAGCCGCGGCCCCTTCCCTGCACCAACCGATGAACTTGCCACAGCTTGGCCAGAAGTCTGTAGCCTGCTGTCGCGCCATACGCATACCGGCTTTGACCTGCTCCAGTGAAGTGATCCCGTTCTCGGCGAACGCCAGGATCCATTGGCGCTTGGCGGCGGCAACATCTTCCGGGGTACTGAGTGCGGTCTGTCGGGCTGCCGGGAATATCTGCATCAAGTTGGTGAACAACGCATCAACCAGCTTTTCAGCCTGATCGTTCACCACACGGCGTTGTGGCTCTTTTGGCATCATGCTGGCCAGTGCGCCACCATCGCGGTTTTGAACAACGGCCATAAGTTTATTCATAGGGTGTTCTCCCAGGCTTCGGCGCTGTTCCAATGGCCGCCAGTCACTGCGCCGCCTTGAGGATTGGCTCGCAATTTGAGGGTTAGCTCGTCCCATTTTTCACGCAGTTTTGAGGGGCTAAGGACGTTCTTGCACCAGAAGGCATCCCGGTTAACCAGGCCGTAGAGCTCGCAGATCTGGCGGTGGGTGCGGTTGTCGATCGTGCACATCAGGCGGATCTCGTTTGCCCATGACGCCCAGCTAGGTTCTTTAGGGCGGGAAATCTCGCCATCGCTCTCGGCGGCCTGTTCGTACATCCGGATGATGCGGCCCCAAATCCACTCGGCGCAGCGCAGGTCTTCAACGCTGCCCCATTGGCGTTTCTTGGCGCTGAATACGGCGGCCTCTGGGTGAAGAGCTAGGAAAGCATCCGCCTCTGGTTCGTCGGGTTGCTCGGCAACCGGACAAGAAGGGTTTAATGGAGGATCTGTTTTAACTGATGGATCGGCTGTACCGGGTACAGGCTCACTCGGCGTTTTTTGGCTGTTCTGTGCAGGGTCACCGTGTGAGCCCTCACCTTGTGAGCCGTCATGCGGTGAGCCTTCACCACGTACAGGCTGAACGGGTTTCTTTGAGCCTGCATACTGTGCAGGCTGAATATTTCCCTCCGCGTAAAGCTTCGAAAGATTCAACTGGTACATGTTCGTGTCTTGCTGGTGCTTGCCCTTACGTTCTTTGCTTGGGCGCTCGATTTTCGTCAGCCAACCCAGCTCAACCAGTTCGTTAATAGCTCTGCGGGTACCGCTATCAGAACGGAGGCTACACTTGCGCATCAGCGTTTTTACGGCAGGCCAGGCCACCCCCTCATCACTTGCATGATCAGCGATCGACAGAAGCAGCATTTTTCTGGGCTGAGTCAGGCTCTGTAGCTCCCAGACCATCGACATCAACTTAATGCTCATCCTGCACCTTCTTGAATTTTCTACCGAAGTCGCGGCGCGGGCAGGCACAATCATGCTCATAGCCTGGACGCCGGAAAATGACTCGGTGGTTCAGTTGATCAACCCCAGTCACGCGAACTACCACACCGTGACTGTCACGACAGAGCATTTCAAACGGCACGATTACCTCGTTTTCCATTCGATCCTCCTTTGGACTTTTTCGGGGTTTGAAAGCGGCAGTGCTGGCGCGCCTGCGCAAGACAATCGTCGAAGCAACGCCCTTTGCGGCTGGCTTGTGACATGCGGCGGTAGAGATCCACGCCCTCTTCTGCCCCCCCCCTGGCGACATCTTCGGGAAAGCCCTCACCAACGAGCTGCGCCACGATGTTTTTACGGATGAATTCGATCGGGTTCATGGGCGAGCTCCTTTAGTCAGGAACTCCCCGTTACCCACAACCCAGGCCGCAAAGCTGTGGTTGATGGCCAACCACCGGCCCTGTACATTCAGCTCATACCGAAACGCTGTAGCTGACCGCCCACCGGTAACAGCTCGGCAACGAAGTTGCGGAATACCCGCTAAATTTCGTACACTGCTCATGCGTTAATTACTCCACACGTTTAATTGATGCGACCGACGCCCGGGACCGCATATCCTGGGCGTCAACCTCTCCAAACATCATCACTGTCACGGCATAGATTTCTGCCACCAGTGACTGCACTCGGTACCCTTTGGCTTTCAGCCGCTTACTCTCGCTTTTATCCAGCACCCCATCGGATGTGAATTCGTTATGTGCCTGGGCAAACTGCCCCAGTGCCGCCATCAACTCGTTGAACTTGATCAGCAGCTCTTCGTTATCCACCTGACCGACTTCCGGCAGCTTCACGAACACGCCACCAGCACGGCGACACATTGCTTCGGTGATATCAGTCCGGCCCGAGATAGATTCCATCTCGGCAGCCATGCCAAGCGGTACTGCCTGGCCAGCGATCTGGCGTACCCGATTACGCAGCGCGTTTTCGGTACCGGTTAGCGGATCCAACTGCTTGGCCATGGCGCTGTATTTGCCAGGCGTCAGGGTGATCAGCTTGTGTATCGCTTCGCTGATATCGTCCTGGGTCGGAAAGTCTCTGTTGTCCACAAGGTTTCTCCCCTTCTGTGGTTTTGGTTAAGCCGCGTTATCGGTAGAGTTTCCGTAAATATCTGGGCGGAGCTGGTTTTTTGTTACGGCACCCCCGGTTTCCTCCTCTAGACGCTTCGCAAGAGAAAAACCGGCTTTTTTGTAACCGTTAAAAACCAATCGCAGATACCCACAGCTACTACCGACACGACCTGCCAAAGCGGTTTGCTCTGACCTAGTTAGTGTGTCCCAGAAAAGTTTCATTATTGTACCTCCGAGATACATTATGCATCTTTTAAATGAACCCGCAAGATACTTGTACCGCATAGGTACACGCCGTCTAATAAGAGGCATGAAAACCAATGAAGAAATCAGGCGTGAAAACGCTAGGAAATTGCGGGATAGCACTGGAGGAAACTCCTCTTTCTCGAATTTCATCAACCGTGAACCAACGCAGATAAGCCGCGTTATTGGTAAGAATCCGACGAAAAAAATCGGCGATGACTTGGCGCGCCACATAGAAAGGTGCTTCAACTTGCCTGAAGGCTGGTTAGATCGGGAGCATCAAAAAAACAATGAGGTAATCTCGCCTGACGTGTCCGACACAGAACTACGGATACAGATGGTTCCCGTTATCTCTTGGGTTCAAGCTGGGGCATGGACAGAAATTGGTTATTCTGAGGTTGATTTGAATTCGTCTGAAACATATCCGTGTCCCGTGCCCTGTGGCCCGATGACATACATTCTTCGTGTGATTGGTGACTCCATGATTGATGAGTATCGCCAAGGGGATATGATTTTTGTTGATCCAGAAGTCGCGCCAGTACATGGGGATGATGTGATCGCAATCCTTGTTGATTCAGGGGAGACCACTTTCAAACGTCTTGTCGAAGAAGGTGGAGAACGCTATCTCAAGGCTTTGAATAAGAACTGGCCAGAGCCATATGTTAAAATTAATGGCAACTGCTCAATAATAGGAACAGTTATTTTCTCTGGAAAACCAAGAAGATACAGAGCATAACAAGAGTCCAATTTTACTAACCTGCTTCGGCAGGTTTTTTTACGCTTGACAATGTACCTTGCAGATACATAATGTACCCAAAAGGAACTTACCAAAGTTAGGTAAATGAACCGTTCTTTAACATAGGAGCGTTGAGCGTGAGCAAAAACGGAT